CGCGCCCGGAGCGGAGCCGCCGGCGAACAAGCCGAGCGCGGTGCCGAAACAGCTGTTGAGGTCATTGACCAGCGTGAGTCCAGACACCGTGCCCGACGTCGGCATGACGCAGATGCCGGGCACCGCCGATGCGGGGGCTGCCGCGACGATCGTGCCGGCGACGAAGACCGCAGCAAAGGCCGCGCGAATGCGTTTGATCATGTCAAAATCCCTCGACCGTTATGTTGACGTTGTCACGCGCGACAAATAAGCCGCCATTGCTGAACTGAATGATCAGATGCGACAGCGACAAGCCGCTGATGGTGTATTGATCGCCCGCCGTAGGCTGCCACGACACGCTCACATACGGCAGATCGGCGCTGCTCGGCCCGCCGTTAAAGGCCGCCGGGGTCGTAGTGCCGTCGCGCTGGAAGGTGATGGTGAGGCCGCCGGAGCCGACCGACTGATTTTGATAGTGGTCGATGCGCGACGGCAGCTGCACCGTGTAATTGAACGCCAATGCTTCGGCGATGGTATTCGGGTCGCTCGATTGCAGCGCCAGCCGGAAATTCCAGGCCATCGCCGGAAACACGCCCGGCACGAACTTTTGCCACGCGCCGAATGTCGAGCCATCCTGCGACAGCGCAATCTCGATCCAGCCGTCGACATATTGGGTCGAAGCGGAGCCGAGAATATCGGCATCGGTGAGCACGTCGGCCTCGGCGAGAACGTTCTGGCCGACCGGCACGCCCTGGATCTGCGTCGACGCATTCACCGAGGCCTGCACCACCGACCCGGCATTGACGATGTGTGCCGCCGGGATGGTGTAGTAGACCGGAGTATTGGTGATCACGCCGCCGAAATCGAGCACGTCCGGGATCGAGAACACGATTGTATCGCCGGACAGAACGCCGCCAGGAACGACCGGCGCGCTGATGGTGACCGTCACCAGCGTGCCGGTGACGGAACCATAATCGATATCGCTCGTGGCCGACGTCGCGACGGAACCGTCATCGATATCCGTCGTGGCCGCGACCGTAACCGAGCCATCATCGACGGCATTGGTGTTGATCGCGGTGACGGTCGCGAGCGCGGCAATGACGCCGCTCGTCGTGGTATCGGCAACCGCCATGCCGACCACTATCGTCGGCGGCAGACTCGTGAAGCTCAGGACATTGCCGCTTGCGGTCGCGGCGCCCGCCGGAACCGATTGCAGCAGCGGATTGACGGCCAAAATATTGCCGGCGCCGCCGAGTCTCAGGCTTCCGGCATCGACGCCGATGCCGTTGTCGAACGTGCCGGTCCAGCCGGTCGCCTTCTCGTCGAAGCCGGCGAGCAGGTTGAGCGCGAGCTGGTTGCCGGCAATCTCGATCGCGGAGGCGTCCTCGCTATAGACGACCAGCCCCGCGACCGGCTGGCAGCGCGCCTTGATGAGAAAGGTGCCGTTGCCTTGGGCGATGAACGGCGGGTGCGCCTGCGAGCGGATGAACTGCGCATTGTCCCAGGAAACGCCCTGGCGGACCTCGTAGAGGATGCCGTTGCGAAAGTCGTCGATCTCGTCCCAGTAGATTTTCTGGAATCCGGCCTCATAGTTGGTGTAGAGGCCGCCGACGTCGGGCAGCGGCGACGCCAGCGCCGCTCCGGTGATGGTGTAGGCGAACGCGGTGCAGTCGGCGAGCGATTGCGTGCCGCCGCCGTAGACGTTGAAGCTCTGGAATTTCAGATAGACGGTGTCGCCGATGCGGCTTTGATCGTAGGGGTAGGAGAAAAACGCGCCATCGAGCCGCGCGAATTTGGTGCCGGCCGGATGGTCAACGATCAAATTTTCCGTGCCATAGGCGCCGCGCACCAGGTAAGTGAGATTGTAGGTGTTCGCGGCCGTCAGCGTCGCCGTCTCGTAGGAGACGATCTCGCCGCCGACATAGCAGCGGTTGTTCAGCGCCGCGGCATCGGCCTGCGTGCCCGACGCCAGCACGCCCGCGCTTTCCGTCAGATCCACCGACAGCGTATGGGTCTGGTCGATGGTCTGTCCGGTGACGCTGACACCGACGCTTGGCAGATCGGTCGTGGTGACGCCGAGCCGCGCCGGTGACGTAATGGTGCCGATCTGGCTGTAGTTGCCATCCTCTTGATAAGACAGCCAGATATTGCAGCCGCCCCACAGCGCATTGGCGCCGCATGCTCCCGCCATGATCTCAAGGCCGCCACCGAGCTGATCGGTCGGCTCGAAAATGAGAACATCGGCGACCGAGCCCGGATCGGCGTTGCGGTCGTTCGGCACATTGATGACCGAGGTCGTGGCGTATTTGGTCGCCGTCGCATAGCCGAGCGGAAACTCTTCCGCGGTGATCTCCAGATAGCCGTTCTCGTTCTCCTCGATTTCGGTGATGCGGACCGGCGTCTTGTCGAGGCCCAGAACGGCGTCGGTGACCGTCACCAGGTCCATGGGATCGAGCAGGCAATATTCCCACGACAGGCGGAACTTGTAGGTGTTGCGGATATAGACCGCGCGCTGCAGCATCAGCTGCGCCGAGATCAGGGCGACGCCGGTGTCGCAGATTTCGTGCGCGGTGACGGTCGGCGCGATGCGCTCGCCGCGGCCGCCGCCGAGGTTTTGGCTGGTCAGCTCGATGGCGTTCTGATCGCGCGCTTCGACCGGGGTGAGGTTATAGGCATTGCTGCGGTCGGCGCATTCCACGCGCCAGATGTTGTAGGCCTCAAAGGGATCGGTACGCGACACCGTGAGCGGATCGGCATTGTTCTCGACGACGTAATCGTCGTCGCCGAGATCGTAGATCGGCGTCACGTTCGGATTGAACGTCACGCCGTTGCCGGTCACCGCCGTGTCGCCGTAGGGAATGAAGCGCAATAGGCCGCCCGACCAGACGGCTGCCGTATTGGTGATCTGCAGCCAGCGGTCCAGAATACTTGACGCCGTCTCGGCGTCGGTAAGCGCCGGGCTGAACGCCAGGCCGACCGCGCGGCAATAGGTCTGGTACGACGCGTCGCCGCCGGAGCCGAACAGCGACGTGGTGTCGATCGAAGCCCCGGGAAAGCCAACGCCATATTGCGGATCGGTCAGGAAATCGGAGACGACCCACGCCGGATCGGCATCGACGAAAATCGCCGCCGTGCCCGCAACGTCGGTATAGGGTGTCTGCCCGTAGCCGGTCGCCCAGCGGAATCCCAAAACCTCGAAATTGTGATTGTCGAGCGTCGCGCTGTCGGAGAGATCGTATTGCGCGGCGGCGACATAGGCGGTGTTCTGATAAGCGAGCGCGACCTGGCCCAACAAAGCGGCCTCGCCCACGTCCGGCTGGTTGCCGGCAAGAATACTCACCACCGAAACCGTGGCGGCCGGCGTCGACAGATAAGACCAAGGAAGCTGCCCCGACGAGCCGAGAAATAGCGACAGCCCGAGCGCGCCGAGCGTCGTCGTCGACTGTCCGCGCCAGACATCCCCGATGCCCGCAATCGGCCCTTCGCAGATCGCCAGGATGACGTCGGCCTTATAATCGTATTGGCCTGAATTGCTGCCGCTGGCGCTGCTGCCGAAGAGCCCCTTGCCGCCGCCGCTGCTGCTACCGGCCGGGATCGCCTTGAAGTTGGCGTACCAGATGACATTCGGCGCGAGCTTGCTGGTTCCCCATACGATCGGTATAGGCAGCGCCGAGACCGCGGTCTGGATTTGCAGGCCGGTATAGTCCGGCGTCGACGCTGGTTGTGATCCGCCGCTGCGGAATATGCTCATGGCCTGCGCTCATGATTTCTTGTTGCCGCTTTTTTTGGCCCAGATGCTGAAAAAACGCGGCTTACGCGCCGGATCGGCAAGCACGGCGTTGCGCGCGACTTCATCCTCGATGACCGTGCGTGCCTGGTAATAGGCGTGGACGAAGCGCAATGGTGACGCCGCGGTGACGACGCCGCCGTGCGAGTAACAGCGGCCATAGCGGAACACCATCACGTCGCCCGGCAGCGGCTGTGCCACCTCGGCGCTGCGATCGAAGATGAAGCCGAGATAGCGCTCTTCGCTGCGATGCAGGTGCCAGTCCACCGGATAGGGCCGCGGGTCGAACGGCGCAGACAGCTTCAAGTCGACGAAGACGCGCACCAGCAGCATGCCGCAATCGACGCCGACGCCCTTGATATCGGCGCAGTTATGATACGGCGTGCCGATCCACGACCGCGCCGCGGCCACTACGGCCGCGCGTTGCGAGTCGGACGACGGAAGACGGACGACGGACGACTGATGATCGCTGTCCATCTGTCCTCCGTCGTCCGTCATCTGTCCTCCGCTAAATAGCCATCTGCGGCGGCGGCACGTAGGGAAAGCCGCGGAAATTCGCCAGATTATTGAACTTCGACTGGCACGTCGTCAGCGTGTGATCGCAGCCGAAAAACACCGAGAAGCCATCGCCCGGCGCCGGCACGCTCGGCAGCGGATTGATGAGGTTCAATGACGAGCCGTTCACCGCCGAGCCGACCGTCGCCGTCACGCCAGCGAGTACGCCGGACGTGAACGCAATCGTGCCCTGCGCGAAGTTGGCATTGGCGCCGGGCCAATAGACGATCGAGGCCGTCGATCCGGCGCCGACCGTGCCATTGGCTTGAAAGGCGGACTTGTGAAGCGTACAGCCCACATCATAAAGAGTGTGCAGGCAGGTCGGCTGATAAAGATTGCGCGGCATGTCGATGTCGAGCAGCACCAGATCGGAATTGACGGTCAGCTTTGCCGACGTACGGCCGATCTCATCGATCGTGCCGAGCCGCCCCTTGAACAGCATCGCCGCGCCGATCGCCGTGCCGCCCAGCCGGTCGGAGAAAAACACCCGATAGCGGATGATCTCGCAGCCATCGAACGAGCCGTCGCGCAGCGCCTGCAGAAGCGGCGCGCCGCCCGAGATGGTATCGGTCGCACGCGCCGCGACGGTGATCTGTTGCTGGTCGGCATCGAGCCCGACCGCGGCCTTGTATTTGAGGCCGTCGACCAGGATGGAATTCGCGAGATAAGTGACGCCCGCATAGGTGAAGGTCACGTCGATATTGGTATAGGCGAGCGTCGAACCGCCTTGCAGCGTGAACAAAAAGGCGTCCGCCATCAGCAACTGCGCGTCCGGGCTGGCCCGCGCCGCGTTGAGATACGAGATGAGCGCAGTCGGCGCCGGCTTCATCTCACTGCCCGCTCTTGACGCTGCGGAATTTCATGCTTTCGAGCTTCCACAGGTTCGACATGAATTCCTCGAATTCCATCTGGTCGTCGATAAACCGGCACTGGAAGGCGAAAACGAAGTCGGCGGACACCACGACGCCGGCGCCCGGCGGCGTCGTGAAGGTCAACGTGTTTGGCGTCGTCAGGCTGTAGCTGCCGCCGGATTGCAGCGCGCCGTTCAGATACACATTCGAGACCGCAGTCACCCAGCCGACCGGCTCGGCGAAGCCGCCGAGCGCGCGGGTGAAAAAGAACGCCGTCGTCGTGCCATCGCCGACGCCAATCCCTTGGCCGGTGGCGGTGCTGTCGTCCGGATCGGTATAGAGAAACGTGCCGAACTGGCCCTGCAGCTGCAGGAAAAAGCCCATCAGGTTTTGCAGGCTCGACGCGCCAAGCCCGGCAAATCCGCTCGCCGACGAGGTGAGACCGTCATAGGTCGCCTCGAACTCGTAGAGCGGATAATTCATCAGCGCGACGCGGACCTCGCGACCGGACACATGCGAGGCGACGCGCGTGTTGAACGCGGGCTTCTTACGGCGCGACCAGGCCAGCCCCGGCAATGTCGGCAACGAAGGCGGCGTGGTCATTTTGGTTTTCTCCGCTTAGGCCCGCGCGCCGGGCAGCCCCAAGTGAGCACCGCCCTTGATGCCTTTGTTGATGGCGCGGATCATGTGTTTGGCATTGTCGTTGAAGAAGCGCTCGATGCTGCGCGAGTCGAGCGCCGAGATATGGACGCCGACATGGGTATCGCCGCCGCCGCCCCCGCCGCCGCCATCGTTTTTGCCGGTATAGGGTCCAGAGCCGACGGCTGGCTTGATCTGCTCGCCCTGGTGCACCATCGCCAGGCCGGAGCGCAGCACGTAATCGGTGCCCACATCGAAGCTCGCCGTCCCCACCAAGCCCATGGCGCTGGAGGCAATGGCGCCGCCGGCCGCCAAGCCGATCGCCGGCGCGGCCGGCCCGGCTTCGGGCGCAACATCTGCGGACACCGCAGCCGCGGTTTGTCCGGCCGACGCAAAGATCGATTTTATGGCGTTGGCAATGGTCTGAAGAATGCTGGTCTCGCCGCTGGCAGTCTCGGCCGCGGACCGCGCCGCCGCGCCTGCCGTTGCCGCCGTCGTCTTGGCACTTTCTGCCGTGACGGTCGTGGCGACCTCGCGCGCTTTGTTGGCCAATGCCTCGGTGGTCGCCTTGATCTGGTCCTGGATGAACTTCAGGACGAGATCGGCGCTGATATTTTTCATGGCTTTCGACCAGCTCGTGGTGCCGGCAAGCAGGCCCTTCAGTTGTGAATTGAAGGCGCTCGCCACCTGATCGGCGGCGGCCTTCCATTCCTGTGCGTACTTCTGCGCCGCTTGCTCTTCAGCCTTCAGGCGGTCGTTGTCCGCCTTGAGCTCGAAATCCGTTTCCTCGTTCTCCAATCGCTGCCATTGCGCGGCGGTGAGTCCCTTTTGGTTGGAAGCCTCGGCAAGGGCGAGCATTTCCGCACGCTCGCGCTGGTCGACGGCCGCGACGGTTGCCGCGGTCTTTTCCGCCTCAGTCATCTGATGCATCGCGAGCGCGGCGTTGAGCTTTATGATCTCGTTCTGATAGACGAGATTGGCGGCCTGTATCTGACCCTGCGCAGCTTCCATTGCCACGCGCTCGGCGTCGCCACCGGCGGCGCTCGCACTGATCTTCGCCATCGCATCTTTCCCGCTGCCGCCCATTTGAACGAGCTGAGCGGTGACATCCTTGATCAATGCGGCGTAGTCTTGTATCGCCGCCTTTGCGCGACCGACCCCCTCTTCAAAATCGTCGGTCTTGGCGCTGAAGCGCACTTCGACGTTGCTGTCGTCAGCCATGAGAAAAACCTCGGCGGCTTATTTGATCGTTCCGGTGGGAAACATGGCGAGCAGGTCGTGATAATTCCTCGACGGCTTTGCCGGCGGCTTATGGCCGAGATAAGCGGCGATCATCCGGCGCAGCGGCGGGCAATCCGCCCAGGCGCGATGCAGGTCCTCGAGAAAGAAAACGTCGACTTGGTCCAAGACCTGATCGCGCGTCCATTGCAGTTCGATCACGAGGTCGGCGACGAGGGCCCGCCAGTCGAAGGCGTCAAAGCGCTCGCCGCCGAAATTTCCCCCGCGGTATCGACCCTTCTGCCGCCGGCCTGCTCGATGACGACCGGCAGCGCGGCGACGAGCTCGGCAATGGTGACGGGCAGATCGAAAAACTCGTCATGGGTCAGCCGCGGATGGGCCCGGCGCAGGCCGTGCCACAGCACCTCGGCCAGCGGCGCGAGCCGCTCGCCGGACAGATTGTCCATGCCGATGCCGGACAGTTTTGGCACATGATCGGCAATGGCGAGGATTTGCCGCAGCGACAGCGGCGCTATATGGAAATCCTGGCCGCCGAGGCGCACTGGGCGCGCCGTCGCCAGATCGATGGATTCGTCACGCTCGAGGCTCACGCGGCATCTCCCTATTCGCTCAGACTGATGGTGCCGATATTGTTCGACGCGTCGGCGATGGCCTGGAAATCGAACTCGGCGACGGTGAATTTCTGGTTGGCGAACGGCAGCGACAGCTTTGGCGACACGCAGGCATTGAGCTTGACCAGCAGATCCTTGGCGGTGCCGAAATAGTTGAAGGTCTCCTTGAACGAGACCTCGAAGGTCGGCAGCGGACCCATGAGCTGATTGGCCAACGTGATCTTGTTGCCGGTATTCGTGGTATAGCCGTAGTAGATCAGCACCGCGGCGCTGGCGTCGCCGGAATTGAAGGTGTAGGTCCCGGCCGACACCGTGTATTGGCCGCTGCCGGTCAGCGACGAAACCGGCGCGAGCTGCGCCCCGCTGGCGGCGTAGAACACGCCATAATCCTCGACGAACGTGGCGCTGTTGGCGACGGTGATCGTGAACGCGGACGAAGCCGGAACCGTGCCGGACTCCCCCGTCGTCATTTCCAGCATCCCAGCCGACGTGAGGGTCTGGCCGAGGAACAGGTTGTTGATCTGGGTCGCCTGCAGGCGGGCGAACTTGGCCTTGCCGGCGATCTTGAACTCGCCGCCGCCGGCCGCGACCGGCATGTTGTACTGGCCGAGCAAGAACTCGACCTTGCGGTCGAAGTCGAGCGACACCGATTCCAGCGTACCGAGCAGCGCGGGCGGCGTATTGGCGACGTCGGTGCGCTTGCCGATCAGCGTGCCTGAGCCGAAGGCGTATTGGGTCATGGGCTGTGTCTCCTGGTGAGGGCTTGGGGGTGGGGAAAGGGGAATGGGTGAATGGGCGAATGGCGAAATGGCGAATAGTGAGAAGCGATAAGGAAGGACGAAGCCCTTCCCTATTCGCTATTCGCCACTCGCCATTCGCGTGCCTCTACGGCACCAAAATCTGGAACGGGATCGCGGCGACCGCCTTGCCGTCGATGTCGCCGGTATCGATGAACACCGGACCGAACGGATAGCAATGAGCGACAAGCCCACCGAGGGTTTGCTTGTTGCCGTTCATCGCATCGGCACCACTCGGAATGACCGCGGCATCGACGGCATCGAGCAGCGCATTCATGGCGGTATCCGGCGTATCCTCCGGATCCATCCCGGCCGAGAGATAGACGAACACATGGGCATTGATGGTCAGCGTCGGCAAACCCTCGTTCTGCCGGCCGCGCACCTCGCCGGTCTTGAGCATGGTCAGAAACGGCATCTGCGTCTCATTGACCTGATCCCAATGCACGAAGCGCCGGCTCGTCGCCGTGAAACTCGCCGCGCCTTTGATGAGATTGAAAAAGGCAACGGAAATCTGTTCGCGGGTGACCGTGGTCATCGCGTGATCCTCGTGAATTGTCGTTCCAATACCCCGTAGCCGCAGCCTTATACCGTGAACCTCAGGGCCGGATAATTGTTATATGGAGTCCCAAGAAAAGGCGTCGCAACGCTCGCCTGTTTTCAGAAAATACAGCGCTATCTTTTTCAATTCGTCGAAGGTCAATATATTTCGCGCCGGCACCGGAGTGGGAGTATTTGCCGTGAGAAACTCTACATACCCGCTCGTCAAACGTGGTTGAGGTGCAACGGCGACGAAGTACGGCGGATCGCCGTCAGTGCGACTATGTTGGACGCAACCAGTCCCACCGCCTATCCCGATCATAAGCTCAAATCCGTTATCACCCGAGAATCTTCCGAAGAACGGAGCGTTGCTTCGCCTCCTGTTGAGCAAATCGACGAGCGATGCTTCGTCTGCAATAACCTCGCCATTCATTATATCAAATTTGTCCTGCTGATTGACATATTTGATCTTCATGGACCGATACCTCTAAATTTCACGACCTTACCGCTTGGGAGAACAACGTCTAACGTAGCGCCCGGTGGAAGCATCTTCGGTAGCAATTTGGTACAGGTATCACATATGTCAGGGTTATTTATGTAAAGGGTACCCTGCATGAGTTCTTGATCGCGCATAATAGCGGCAGCGTGGCCTTCTACGTGTGACTTCGTAATCAAGTCGAATCCGGAGCTCTCCGGCGGCATATTTGCTGCCGGGCCATCATATCCGCTTTCCAGTTCAATCGGAGAATGGTTTGGGATATCAAGAATTCCAGAGGTCTTGCCTCCTGTGTATGGCGCCAGTTTTGGCGGTAGGCCGCCCGGAAATGGTAGCTTTGATTGCGGTTCAACTGTATCGGGCGGTCCGGACGGCGCTTTCGCTGGAGCTTCTGGTGTCGGTAAAGGTTCGCTTGGAGGCGAAACCCGGGGCAACCCTCGCGGAAAAGGAAGCTCAGGTAGTCCGCCCTCCCCGCCACCACCGCCAAACTCCGGTCTTTCCCAAGGCTTATGCCTGGGATCCATCATAACCGGCACGACGTTGGGAGCTTCGGGTGCCGTTGTCGCCGGCGCAAACCAACCGGGATTTGGCGGTTCACCGGCGCGCGGATGTTTTGCAGGATCCCAATTCGCTTTGAGCAAGCGACTGCGGTGAAGCTCCAAGGCTCGCCGCATGGTTTCATCGGCGACTTCGACTCCTTTCGCCAATGAAGGCGGATCAGGGAATTGCATATGTACGGTGGCGATCGCGGCCGTCGCGACATCGCCACGATTGAGCGCTTTTGCAATGAGCGCTAGTGCGCCAGCCTTTGCCGTGACATCGATGGGAAGCCGATAGCGCGCGGTCAGCTCATCGTTAAGCTCGGCAACCGGCCGAACAGTCCACGTGCTGGCCGGGCCAGCAACATGCGCACGCTGAAGCAGCGACACGTCGCCGACAAAAGCACCTTGTCCATCGCACGAAATGCGCTCGGCATCCCGGCTGGCCGAAAGCGAAAACGCACGCAATCCTCGCAATACGAGCATGCGATCGTCTCCGTTCGAAATTTGCAAATGCGAGTAGGAAAGAACTCAAGATTGGATCGAATTGGGCCTCAGCGGATGGCCTCGACGACCGCGTCGCTCAAGCCCTCCACAATCTCCTCCGCCATCTCTGCCAGCGACGAGCGCAGATACGACCGCTCCGGCATGGTCACCGCCGACAGGTTCACCCGCGCGGCAAAAACCTGCTTGCCGCCGACGGCGAAGGCGAGCGCCTTGGCTTTGTCCGGCACGATCTCGTGGGGCGGAATGGTGCCGCCGAATTCCTGGATCGCGGCGTATTTGACGTCGCCGGATGTCCCGATGCGGACCGAGACGTCCGCCGCAGACTCATCCACCGTGGCGATGATCGAGCGCGCCAGCGCGCCGCTTCGCATATTGAGCACGCCGCCGGAAAGCTTTTGCTGGATTTTTGCTTCCAGCGCGATCGCGAGCACGTTGGCCTTACTCGACAGCGCCTGGCGCACCCGGTCGGGCATGCCGGCAAGGCTCGCGCTGTAATCATCACGCACATCGAGCTGAAACATCACGCCCCCACCACACTGCGATAGGGATCGAGCGAGGCGCGGACGAAATCCGGAATGTCCTTCAGGCTATACGACGCCGTCTGCTGGCCTTGCACGGTCTGCGCGCTCTGGCCGACGCGGGTGCGGTAGCGATAGCGCTCCGCGACCCATTCGATGCAGGCATTGTTGATCGCCGCTGGAATGAAGCCGTAGGAGATCAGCACGGCGGCGCCGGCGTCCGCTGCCGCGAACGTGTATACGCCGTTCGCGACCGCATATTCGCCCGCAGCCGGATTGGCCGCCACCGCCACAAGCACGGCCCCGTTTACGTAAGTGACGCCGGCATCGCTGGCCCAAGGCCCGAGCGGCGCCGCCGCCGCAACGCTATAAGGCCCAGGCGTTGCCGGCACGCTCGCCGCCTCGCTCTGCACCGCATAGCCGGCCGAATAATCGACCACGATGTTCTGTCGGCCCTTGCGAAAGAACGTGCGAAACACGTCGAGCGCCTGCGGCCGGCCGGGCGGCAAGCCGTCCCAGGCTTCCAATAGATAGCCTTTGG